GTAATGCCGGCACCGACGGTCCCTGTAGCGGCGGCCTGTGCTGCGGTTTTGTTGTTCGCCACCACCACGCCGGCGGTAAAATCATTAAAGTAAACCATTCCTTCCTGCGGATTGATCATATATTCGACAACAGGGCACGTGCTCCATATCAGAGGCGATGGCCCTCTCCCCGCCGCCGTACCGATGGAGTTGTTATCTATACTTTCGAATACCAGCCGGCGGAAGCTGTCGTATTTGGAATCCTGCGAGCCTGCCCCGGATACGGATGCCGCTATCGCGAAGATTACCAGGAATATAAAAAACTTTTTCATTTTTAATCTCCTTATAAGTTTTAGGAAACTGCGGCCGCCGCGATGCGGCCGCAGACTATCAAATCATCTTGGAGTTCTGTCTTACCCGTCCGGTTAGCCTTCTGTCGCCCACGTTCCGCGAATCGCGTGTATCTGCCAGCCGTTTCCGGCCACATCCGGACTGATAATTACATAGTCCCAGTGCTTGGCTGTGGTCTTCGTGTTTATCAGGTCCTTGTTATTGGTGCCTGCGATATCCGGCCCCATAATCTTGTCATCTGAATTCGGGCTGATATTGACGGCTATTGCCGCATCGGCTCCGCCGTTGATAATCGCTATCGGCCCCAGTCCTGATGCCGTTGCCGGCAGGGTTATGGTCTTGGCATCGGCCGTGACGATAAGCGCCTTGCCGCAGTCCAGCTCATCGAGCGTTTTATCCGCCGATACCGTCTCGAAAGTCATTCCGGCGAAAATCGGCTTTTTCGGGTCGAACTCATTCAGTACAACTTTGGCCGTCGTGTCCGTAGATGCCATAGCCTCGAACAGCGAGCCGACTATAAAATCGGCGTCTGCCAGGTTGGTCGTCAGTGCTCCCGACCCCGAATCTCCGCTTACAGGGTCGCCGTCCTCGTCCCAGCCGACCGGCGAGCCTGCCGAGCCGTTAATTGCGGCGTTCTTTGCCTCGGCGATCCCGCTTACCTGCACGGCGCCGAGTGCGTTTGCGGCGATAGCATCGATAACCAGTCCCGCCTTGCCGTTATCGAGCTGTACCATTTGCCCGGCCACCCTTGCGCCGGTCGGCGTATAATCCATAATATCGCCTTCTTTATAAAACCTTGCTTCTGGATCCATTTTTTTATCTCCAAAAAATTTTGTTTTTGTTTTTGTTTTTAACGCGAATATTCTGCGTTTTTACTTTTTGTCCTTGTTCGCTTTTTCAGCATCGGCTGCCGCCTTTGCCGCCGCCGCTTTTCTGGCCTTTTCAGCATCGGCATCGGCCTTTTCAGCCGCCGTTTTTAACTCTTTTGCCAGTTCGGTATTGACTTTGCCGCAATTGAAGCACTTGCACTCGGCCTTTTCGCCGTTGCCGTGTTTGGCTTCATCGTAGCACAGCTCGCCGTTTATCTCGACAAGGTGCGTCTCGAACCCGCATCCGCATTGAAAAGTCTTCATTTTTTTATCTCCAAAAATTCTTAACTTTTTTTTTACTGATAACTGATAACCGATAACCGATAACTGGGTTATCGAACTACTGTTCTTACGCCGTGTTCTTCTGCAGACCTCGGTAATCGAGTGCCTTGCAGCCAGCGTCATGATAGATTCGATACTGGATTCCCAGAACATCCGATGCCATCGGAACCTGTTCGAGTGTCGGGTTCTGATTGCCCCGCAGGAACGCAACCTCTATCGTATCTACAAGGTTCTTATCGCCCGCAAGGAACCACGTTGATGTCGAGTAGTTGCTGAACGATGTATTGCTCAATCTGGCCTCGTTGACAACTTCGATATTTTCCCCGCCCAGAACGTTCAGGCTGCCTCGTTCTGTATCGCCGGCTCCGGCGATAACGATTGTGCTGCTCTTGAGCAGTTCTTTCGCCAGCCACTGCAGATCCGGAGGAACGATAAGGAACCGGACAGGTGTATTAATATTCCTGCCGGCCTTGTTCTTTTGTTTGCCGAACGCGGTAATCGCCAGTTTCAGATTCTCGGCTGAAAGCGCCTTGCTCGTGTTAAGGTTGCTGTGGTCGCTTGCGAACAGCGCTGTACCGTCCTGCATCGTGCCGTTTGCCAGAAGATGCGTATAAACGAGGTCTCCGATAAGGGCCTTTGCCGCAGCTCCCATTCCCTGCGGCACTCTCGTAAGTGCATCGAGGTCATCGTTAATGATCTGTGTGCGGGTAAACGGCAGTAATTCGGCATAGGTTGCGATACTGAACTGCTCGTATTCTTCTTCTGTGCTTCCGGACTGGATTTTGCCGCCGCTGCCTACCTGCTGCAGCGTTGAATTCTGCGACAATCTGACGCGTGTCATTGTCTTGAAGTCCGCCGCCTGTCCGATTGTGCACCACTTCTGCCATGTTCCCGGCAGTAATTCATAACCGCGGAGAAGCGCCTTATTTGCCACGTTGCCGAGAATAATCGCCAGCGAGTGCGTACTGAACGCCGCCCTGATACAGTCTTCCCTGCCGAACGGTATCGCTCTATTTTCTATTTGCAGAGCCATTCTGCAGACCTGTTCCAGTGACACATCTCGCAGCTTGCCGGCTGCCTCTGCCCGCTTTTCTCCGTTTGCCTTATCCTTAAGCAGAACATCTTCATAGCCCGCCCTTAACACAAGGGCATCCTCAATCAGTTCGCGGGCTGCTGTCATATTGCCGCCGGCGATTCCGGCCGGTACGTTTTTAACGTTCGAGCTGCGGTACTCGCGGACATCCTTGAGAATCTCGCCGCGAGCTGCATCGAGCGAAAGGCCGTCCGTAATGCATCGGTTGATTGTCTCGGCCTTTACATCCTCGCCGCCGAGCGATGTAATATCGGCGATTCTTTTCCGTTCGGCCGCGATACCGTCTGCGGTCGCTCTTTTGATGTCCTCTTCGGTCAGTTGTTTGCCGGGTGTATTGACGGCCGTTCTCTGACCGCCGTCGTCGGCAGAGTCGCCCGTTTTTTCCTTCGGCTTCTTGTTAGCGTCAGCCGTCCGCTTTTGCTCGTCCTCGAAATCCTTCTGCAGAGCCGCTCTTGTCGTCTCATTCAGCTTATCGAAATCGAGCCCTCGAGCCGTTAACCACTCTTTGAACTTATTCATTTTGCTGTCCTTTCTAATATTAATATTATTTTTATTGTCACTTCTGTTTTTTGCCGCCGAATCGGCGCCTATACTGCAAATACTGTTTTCTTTGGGTTCCCAGTCTGTACTTATTCGCAAATCATAATTTGCCGAGGCTTGAAATTCTCTGCCTTCAACCACGGCCTTTTCTCCGGCGGAAATCATTACCGGGTTATATACCTTGTACCCGATGGAATTGTCCCTGAGGTGCTTTTCTCTCGTCAGTGTCCATGCGTGTTCGGTCTCTTTCGATGTCGAAAAGCAATTTGTTCCGACAAGTTTATCCCCCTCGATGCGGAGATTACGTGTCGAGCCGAATTGTTTTTGTACGGTGCTTCTGTCGTGTGTGTCGTGCATCGGTATCTGACCATCCGCCGGAATCCTGCACCCTTTCATTAAGAGAATTTCTTCGATTATCTCCCACCTGTTCCAGTCGAATACCAGCACTCTCGCCTCTGTGGCGATAACCGCATCGACCGTCCGTTCTTTTTCGTTTACCGTATCGATGCGGACAGAATATGTCCTTGTTGTCAGGTCCCGCCTCTGGCTTTCTGCCGGTACCGGCGGCAGGTTCGTAACGAACTCATCGCTTCTATAATTAAGTCCTTCGTGTCTTGGTGTTTTAGCGGCTATATTATTTTTCATTTTCTGCCTTTCGTTTTTTTGTCGTCATCCTCATCGTCTTCCTCTTTGGTTTCCTGATTTTTCGCAATATCTGCCATTGTCAGTCCCAGCTTTTTCATCAGGGCTTTTTCTTTGGCTATTTGTTTAAGCTCTCTCTCCCAGTCCATTCCCTGCTCTGCGAATTCGTTGGCAAGTGTTGTCGTCAAACTGCCGAGTCTTATTTTCTGGGCGTTTGCCTCTTTAATCGGGTCGACGTGTTTGCTCCCCGGCCAGTGCCACGTGATATTTACAGGGTCTTTGGTCGCGTATTTAAGGTACCCCGGAACCATAAGGGCCTCGTGATACCATGCGAGGAAAATCCTGCCGAGAGCCGCTCCTTCCAGCCATCTTCGAATTACGAGTATCGCACGGAAATAGGTTTGCCAGTCAAGCCGTCCCGATGCGTAGTTGTAGTTGCTCGAATTTCCCGCCGCCACGTTGAACGGCATATTGAGGCATCGTGCGATTTCGTTAATGATTTGGTTTTTGAACATCTCGTAAGTCGTCGCCGGATGCTCGGCCCTCATCTGCTGCAGGTCGGAATCTTCCGGCATTGTCAGCCATGAGTTCTTCGGAATTTCGAGCTCCTCGCCGCCGGCGTAGGTTGCGTCATCGTCAGTGGTATCTACTTTCGTCTTGAGAATTCCCGCCTGATTGGCGGCACTTTCCGCCGCCGCTATTGTCGCCGATGTGAATCTTCTCAGTTCGGCG